AAGATAAAGACGGTGATTATGGCGATTATAGTGGTATCAACCATGACGGCATGCTCAACGATAAAAAAGAATGAAGAAGGCAAATATGAAATCAATCCAATCGGTACTATTATTAGGACTATCATTGGTGTTCCTGACCAATTGCAGTTCGGTAAATAGAAGTCATTTAGGTGCAGGCCTTGGTGGCACTACGACAACAGCAGTATGTGTTGAATCTGGTATTACAGACCCATATGCTATAGCTAGTTGTGCCGTTATTGGTGCATTTGCAGGTGCAGAATTGATGTACAATTCAGATTATGATGTACACAATGCCGTATTTGTAGACCATTTAAATACAAGTGGTACAGGTTCAAGTTATACAAATTGGTACAATAAAAAAACAGGTAATTCAGGTATCATACATGTTACAAAATCTTATTTAGAAGGACCATTTAAGTGTAAAGAATATGACGCTACAATTGATATAACAAGTAGTTGGCCATTGATTGGTATTGGTGGTGTGAATAGAGAAGTGGTATTTGGTACTGCTTGTCAATTACCGGATGGGAGATGGATAGAAAAAAGATGAGTTATAGTAATAGATATAATGAGAGAATAGAACAATTAGAGAACGAAGTTAAAGAAAAGCAAGAGGAGATTGAATTATCTAATAATCAATCCACCATTGACATTTTAGAAGAAGATATATATAATACGAAGCAGAGTATTGAAGAATTGAAAAAATATGTTTGACCCGAGATTTAACATGAAAAGATATTTGACATGGACATTTATACTGATAATCTTTATGATTATTTCAGGCATAGCAGTTGCAGGCGAAAAAGTATTACATAGTAAAATTAAAACTATATCACCAGACAAAGTTGACGGCCAGTATTGTTATGTTACCGTTGAGATAGTACAAGACGGTGATAATATTACAAAGAGAGAAATTTTAGAGTGTGCTGATGGTAGAAAAGCACCAGATACTCCAGGTTATTGGGAGCTATTTGCTCAGTTTTATTACCATGATGTAAATACTCCAGAATATTGCCGATATTATAGTCGGAATAAACATGCTTTTAAATCACCAGGAAAAGTTTGTTTAGATGTAAATGGTGAATGGGAGGTGAGATAATGATTAGAAATTTAATCATAGTCGCTCTTGTATTAGTTATAATATATGAAGTATCAAGTGAGGACGCATTATCGTATGTACAATCCACGCTTGCCTTCTTACAAGAGTTAGTATATAATGTAAGAGAAAGTGGTAAAATATGATGAATAAAGTGATAAAACTAGGTGCTCTAGTTGCTATTGTAGGTTTAAGTGCCTGTTCTAGTATGAATAGTACCTATAAGATTAAATCAGAGAAAGGTAATGTTGTTGATAAAGTACCGGCATGGTACATGGCTGATATCAATGAGTCAAAAGCTTGTGACCTAAAATGGTTGAAGAAATCAGACAATGATAAACAATGTATCTTTGGTGTTGCAACGGCAGTATCGCCTGATTTACAATTGTCAATAGAGAAAGCTAAAATGATGGCTAAATCTGAATTGGCAGATATTATCAAGGGTGAAATGAATAAAGAGTCAAAACAATTCATTAAAGAACTTGGTAAAACAGAAACTAAAACCGTGGTAACAGAGGTTGAAACAATAATAGTAAATATTATTACAAATACAACTGTTAGAGGTTATGAAGTCTTTGAACAAGATGTTACCTTAACTAAAAATGGTTATTATAGAACATGGATTGGTTTAAGATTGCCTTTAGGTGAGTACAATAAGATGTTTAATTACACTATTGAACAAGCTGTTGACGCTTATAATCTAAATGATGAGAGTCAAAAAGCATGGGATAAACTAAAGAAAGATAAAGATGACAATAACAGTTTACAGTAAAAACAATTGTGTCTTTTGTACCAAGGCCAAAGGTCTACTTAAAAATCTTGGCCTTGAATATGAAGAGAAGTCATTAGAGAAAGACTTTGGTTCTGACCCTAGTAAGTTGATTGAAGATATTGGTAAAAATGTTAGAACAATGCCTCAAATTAAAATTGATGGCGAACTAATTGGTGGTTATAATCAGTTAGTAGAACATTTTGCTGATAAAGGTAAAGTAAATTTTAAAGGAGAGATTATAAGTGAATGATAACGACAACATTATATTATTTCCGACCAACAGAATTAAAAACAAAGAGACCGTTGAACATCCTGTTGACCCAAAACAACATCAAAAATTAGTAGAAGAACAGACTAAAGAATTTGTTGAAGGAAATGTTGACGATATTGCTTATACATTGTTAGATAAATTTGTGAATATGGGTATTAGAACTAATCAAATGACATTTACAGCAGACTTGGCTGTAGTTATAGATACAATACGAGGTCTAATCTACAGAGACTTTGGCAAACCACACCCAGCACAACAACTATCAGACAAAATGGTAACTATAAATTCAAGTAGTGGTAAAAAAACTGCTCGTTTAAATTACAACGAAGTTTTACCTACTAAACATAAAACACATAAACCATTGTCAAAAGATATAGAGGACGAAGTTAGAGATTTATCAGATATGGCTGATATACATTTTACACCTGACTTTGACCCGGAGAATAAATGAATTCGCCTGATAAACTAGTAAACTACGCTTTGCCAGGCAATTGTAGGAGTACATTAAACTCAAAGAAAGGATGTTAAACACAATGTTTAATTTTTTAAAAACCCTAAAAGGAGATAAAGTTATGGCAACTGCTAAACTATCAAAAACAGCAAAAGTGAGAAATCTTTTTGCAAAAGGTTCAGATGTTTCTTGGAAACAATTAAGAAACACTTACGACCTTAAATCACCAGCTGCAATGGTTGGTAAATTAAGAAACGAAGGAATGATGATTTACGAAAATCGTGGTTCTAAAGGCGTTTCGTACAGAGTTGGAACACCATCAAAAGCTATTATAGCTGCTGGTATCAACGCTGTATTCGGTAAGCAAGTAGCTTACTCAGCATAATCGTAAGGGAAGGGCCCCAATGGGGCCTTTCTCACTAATTGGTAAACCAAAAGGTTTTTATGACAGATAGCGAAGAAAGACAAAGAGCTCTTGACGCAAGTATGGAAAACGAAGCGGCACCACCAAGTCCAATGGTGCAGATTTCATTAAAAGAATACGATAAATTAAAAGAACAAAGAAATTATATTACAGACCCTAGTTTAATTGCTATTATAGATAAAATGGAAGAGTTAACTAGAGCATTAAGAAGACACATTGTCAGAAAGTTTTAATGCTAGGTTTATTTTTTATAGGCGTACCATTATCAATAATTGTATTGTATATAATCATAAAAAATCTAGGATAAATAAAAGTATGAGTATATATTCAAACTGAAGGAGAAATTATGGCACAACCAACAAGAAATCCAAATTTAATGAATCCAAAAGCAATGGAAGCTGTAGCTGGTACTAGAGGTATTAGTGAGAGTGTAGTATTGTTTTCAGAGGTTCTAACAAAAGTTAACAACGCAAAAGATAAACCAAAAAAGATTGCAGTATTACAACAATATGATAATGCCCCATTAAGACAAGTTTTAAAAGGTGCATTTGACCCTAGTATAAAATGGGATTTACCAGAGGGTAATCCACCGTATATTGCTAATGAGGCACCAATCGGTACTGAACATGGTCTATTAAGAAACGAAGCAAAAAGATTGTGGCATTTTGTAACAGGCGCTGACGCTGAAACTACAAAAACACAAAAAGAAACCATGTTTATTCAAATATTAGAGGGTTTACACCAAGATGAAGCTAAAGTTTTACTTGGTATGAAAAACAAATCATTGAATAAGATGTATAAAGGTTTGACCGAATCAGTTGTTAGAGAAGCATTTGGTTGGAATGACAAATTTGTTAGACCAGAACCAGAACAAAAATAGAACAAAATCACGAAAAAACAAGTAAAATAAAGCGAAATAAACGCTTGCCTAATGAGCTAATATAGTGTATAGTATACCAATAAATATAAGAAAGGATACTATGAAAAAACTAATATTAATACTTGCTGTCTTGTGGTTCGGTTTAAATGCGTTTGCAAAATCAGTACAAGCAGATGATTACAACACAGCTGTTGTTGCTCATGTTATAAAAGAAAACATAAGTGGTAACGGTGTAGATATGTCTGTATTAGAAGCTGAGATGGCTAAAATTGCTTATCAGTTTTCTTTAGAGATGACAAGTGTTATTGAAAAACATTTGCCTAACATTTTAGAGAGTATTGCTCACGAATTAAGAATGAAAGCAGATGAAATGTACAAAGAGGAGATAGGTGGCAAAAGCTAAAAGAAAAACAAAAAAATCAGATACCCTACCGGCAATACCATTTACATTTGATTTCTATATGGTGTATTGGGAGGATATTCAAAGTGATTCAGGTTGGCGAACTCTGAAAGAAATTCAGAAAAGCAAACCTGCTATATGTGTATCTACAGGTTGGCTTGTAAAAGAAACCAGAGATGTACATGTTTTAATGAGTGATTATAATTATGACGAACACATGGAGATGTCAGATGGTGGTAATACTACCGTGATACCTACAAAAAATGTGATTGAAAAATTTGTAATCAAAGGTTTATAATGAGAAGGGAAACTATATTATGGCACAAGCGAGAAAATCAAAAGAACTAGACCAATATCTAAAATCGGTCATCAATTCTGTACCTAAAAAACTAGACAATTTTATGAACGGTAATGATAAGACAATTACTTATTATACTGGTAATTGGGCTACAGATGTATTAAACAACTTTACAGAAAAACAATCAGAAAAAATATTTAAGACCATGTCTAAATATATGAATAACAATGATTTACAATTCTTTCAAAAGAAGAATAAGAACATTGAAATCGGTACTTGGTCAGAGTACGGTGAAAATGAACCAGAGTCTATTTCTAGTTATGATTATATTGTAATACGGAGGGCTTAAATGATACAAAAAATTAAAACTGTATTTGCAACATTAGTGGTAGTTTTTATTGTTGCATTTTCATTTGGTATATGGCACACTTACAAACAAAATAGTATAGAGGCTGCCGAGATTGAAACACAAGAAGTTGTTGACGCATTAGAACAAATCATATCTGTAACAAGACCAGATTTTGAAAGAGAAAATAATCAAACATTTATTAATAGTGTTGGTGCTTGTGTAAACTATATTTACAATACTACAACAGATATAATACCTGTAAACTTTGAAGTATTATTGGCTCAGGCTGCTTTAGAGAGTGGTTGGGGTAATAGTAGATTTGCATTAGAAGGTAAAAATTTATTTGGTATTCGTACATATGATTTGCGAGAACCTCACATGTTACCTAGTAATAATCCTAAAAAGTGGGGTGTTAGAGTTTATATGCATGAATGTGATAGTGTACAACATTATATTGATATCATAAATAATGGTGGTGCTTATGAGAAGTACAGAGAATTAAGGGACAATGATGTTTCTGATTCACTTAAATATGTAGAAACACTTGGTGCTTATGCAGCTGATGAAAATTACTTTCCAAAAGTAAAAAGTATTATCAAGAAGTTAAGAACCGAATACGATATACCAATTTTAAACTAGGATTATATGTTTACAATAATAATAACTTTTTTAAGTGCGATATCTATATCTGT